GATTTGGGACAACGTGACTTGATCAATCGTGCGCAGCTCACATTGGAAACACTCACAGTGAACGTGAGTGCTGGACGCTATCTTGTGTCAGGCATATTGAACCCCAACAACATTGACTCAGCCAATACTTCATTCACTGGTCTTAACAATGCAGGTGGTGGTTTCCAGCCCAGTTTCACACAGTTTGCTATTGCTCCACGATACACCACTGAAACCACAGGTGGTGTACAGGCTGCTCCGTTGAACACAACTGGTGGCTTCTCGCGGTCAGGCACCATGGTAAGTTCTAGTTCAATAAGAACGTTTTCTTCATTAACACCAGTAGTGGTATCAAGTGCAGGATCAGGCAGCTTGATCACGGTGCAACTACAAAGAAACAAAACCACGTATTCAATTGATACCACAGCTATCACTGTTCAAAATGCTGGATCAGGATACACTGTGGGCGATACCTTGAAGATCCTTGGTACCAACCTTGGCGGAGCAACCCCGGCAAATGATCTGTTGTTGACAGTGGCTGCTGTTTCAGCAGACCTTACTGGAGGTGAACGACTGTTTGCTTTTCCAATTCAAGGTACAGGTATTAACACATTGGACTTGACACAGATCAAACAGATTGGACAAAGCTCAATTCCAGGAACAGGAACCTACCCCAATGGACCAGAAGTGTTGGCTGTGGTTATCAGTGCTTTGACAACTGTAACAACCCCAACTGGTGATGTTCAGTTGAGCTTCCAAGAAAGCCAGGCCTAAGAACTCAAAGCAAGATACCGCTCCACAGTGTCTATCTTGCTTTGTACAGCTTCAATGTTCACAGTTGACCACAAGCCAGGATGCATGGGTCTGGGCCATTGTCCACGATCAATCCAGGCATAGCCCATGTGTTCTTGATTCAGCACAGGCACAAACTCATCAGCAACAACACACACCCAGGTGTTGTATTCAAACTGACCGTCAGATGAAGTGAATTTTTCTAGTGGAACCAAGCGTTGATATTCAGGCATACTGCCTAGTTCTTCAATGCACTCACGTTCCATGGCACCCAGCAAGGTTTCTCCGGATTCTACCTTGCCGCCGGGCAGTCCCCATGAACCAGGATGTCGTGTGTCGTTACGCAAGAGATATAGATACCGTCCCGTAGCACTGCTGCGGAACCAAACTCCCACTGCCTTCACAGCACAATCCTCCAGGTACCTCCTGGGTACACACCTTGATAACTTTTGACCCAGCTATCACCAGTCCACTTGTATTGAATACCTGTGGTGATGTTAGTTACATATTGAATGTTGTTGGCTTCAGTTTGACTGTTAAACACCACACGCCAGTAGTTGTTTGAATATTCAATGATGTCATTGGCTCGAGCCACCAACGGACGGCCATTGCCACCAACCCAGGCCTGTGCTGCATACTGATCGTCCAGGGATCCAGTGTCTTCTGTGAGCAAGTAACGTTGCCCTGCAACAGCACTATCCAAGCCATCTTGTGGACCAGCGGTCAAAGGATTGATCACAGCGTCAATGGGATCAAGCGTGTTTTGTGGAGTGGTATCAATGTCAACACTGTATAACATGAATCTATCATCGTTGGGATCAATCACTACTGTACCAACTACTTCGGTACCATCAGGTTGCTCTAAGCGAATTTGACTGATTCCAGGACGCAGTGTGCCATACAAGTCAATCACTGCCGGCCATAACAAATTACTGTCGGGTACAATTTCAGTTTCTGCTAGACTGTCATTACCAGGTTCTTGTGCCAGATATCGCTGTTGCAAACATTGTATTTTGTTGTTGATCAGCACCGTGGCATAGTTAAAAGGTGTTATGACTTGTCTGGTACCCATGAGCAAGTCTTCGTTCTCTATGGCATTGCTAAGATCACCCTGCGCATCATACATTGATGCTATCACACGTTCCACAACACCCAGTTTCTTGACCTTGGCTGGACTAGATATCCAAATGGGCATGCTGAATGTCAAGCTGGCAATGTCAATGGGATTGTCTGTTCCAACAGGCACTGTACGACTGGTCCATACTGTTCGATCCAGGTACATCACACTCAAGCTGGTCCAGTCTATGTAGTTGTCTGTGCTTTGAATCTCCAAACTGGGATTAAACAAGGTAAGGATTTGCTCCAACAACTGTAGCTTCTGATTGGTATTCGATGTCCAGATGTCCAATTGAATTGTGAGTTTGAACGGTACCGGCATGAGTCTTTCTACGGTGAGTGCTGTGCCTTGAGTGGTCTCATATGTTTCAGTAGCTGAATTATAACTGCGTTGGCGCACATTTACTTTGCCCACAAAATAAGGCTCTTGCATGCGGCTTTGTTCATAATCCAGGCCAGTGATGTAAAATGTCATCAACGGAGTTGACGGCAGACTGTTGCGGCTGTTTTCTTGTATAATGGTTTGTGCATTGCGACTGGCATCACCATATCTCACTGGCACACGCAACAGTGCGGCAGCATTTACTCCATCATTTTCGTTGCCGTACATGACTTGAAAACCTGAAAAGATTCTTGTGAACTGCAACAAGAATCTGCGTATTTGTTCGTCGTAAAAATAGCTTTGAATTTGGGTTCTCCCAGTTATGTGCCTGGCGGTAAAAACCCGCCTTGATCACCGTTGTCTGCTCTAGGTTTGAGTAGTTCACTCAAACTCTGACGACTTGGAATGTTGCCCAAGTCCTTGGTGTTCACTGTGGCAGTGTTATTTACAAAGCTGCTGCGGAGTGTTTTATTTGTTGGACCATTGTTGAGGTCAGTTCTCACATTGCTGTCAATCTTGACCCAACGTGCGCCGTCATAACGGAACAATCGATTGGGCTTGTAATCCAATCGCAACACATAAGTGCCCACAACAGGATTCGGTGGGAAGTTCACAGCAGGGGTCACAGGCAAGCCGTTAGGCGCACCCGCACTGCCAGTGAGATACCCAGCAGCCCATCCTTCTCCAGTGGGGGTTGTTGACATGCCGCCTTGTGTGCCGTCAACACTGACTGTTTCATCCGCGCTCAAACTGGCAGGATTAGCAGGATCGCCAGTGGGAGTGGTAGGCTCAATATAGAACATGGTGTTGTCGTAGCCCGACAACGGTACTTCTGCATCTGCTTGTGCCAAAATTGCATCGTTGATTTCAAGGTCTTTGGTACGTGTGCCTTGAATGTCACTAATGGTGGCAGGATCGTATGGTGCCCAGAAGTTGGTATTGCTAATATCAGTGTCGGCAGGTACGTTGCTTTGTGCTTGATAATAAGTGTCGCCGTAATTGACAATGGTGCCTGTGGGATAGAAGTTGCCCGGATCCCAGATATTTTCTTGCACAAACGGCTTGTTGGTGATCTGATTGAATTCTTGCTGATCCTTCATTGGGGTGCATTTCACACGCCACAGGTGAGGCAACCAAGTTACTGAAAAGCCTTCCGACGCAAAGTCTGCATCTTGGATTACATAGTATCTGGGCAAGGCTCGAGGAATGTCTTGGTTTAAAGGATGGTAGTCTCGCAAGTTGGGAATCTCTATCACATCACCGTTCATGAGCTTGCGACCAAATGTGTCAATCATGGTGTTGTAGTGAAAGGTCATGAATATGGTGTCGTTGTTTAGGAACAATCCAAACTGTGTCAAATCAAAATCCACATCTTGTGTGTTGTACACCCCGCGCATGACATACACATCAGGGTCATAAACTCTGTCACGGTTTTCCAGCAACAGCAAGTCTTGAATGTTCAGCACATCTACGTCTGCGTATGTGGGCTGAGTGGCGTCAAAGTTACCACTCAAGGCACTGTCATCGCCGCCTGCTTGCGGTCCCATATATTTGTGGATGTAGATATCCAATCCGCCCACAGTGTATTGCTCGCGTATGGTGCGATCTAAAAATTGATAATCTCTGGTCCGGTTAGGCCGGTACATACTTAATCTTGGCATGCTATATTTATAGTACTTTGGGTTTACCTTTCTGCGGGTTGACCAATAATTGCCCTAATGCTATAATACGGACTTAACAACAAAGGAGCCAACAATGAGTGATTTAGTTACCGATTTGCACAGCGAGATGATCAACAGTGTAGCACCAAACTACAGTATCAATTATGAAGCAGAGGCTCTTGCCAGTTTTGAAGCCACCGGCGATGACTTGATGGAAGCACTTGAGACTCGTGC